TGAATCCAGCTAAATCATTCGTAGCCCATCTAGTCATAACTATTATTATTTTAAAACCTGTTTCAGTTCTTGATAACATAGTATTAGTAAACCAATTTTGGTGTTCTTCCAATAATATTTCATTATAAGCTTCTTTATCAGTTTTGATTAAATCATCTATTATCATTAAATTACAACCAAAACCTGTAGCTGTACCTTTAGGAGAAGTTGCTAAATAATTTGCTTGTTCACTTCCATCTAAAGCCCATTTCTTCATAGAAGCTTCACCATATTTAATCTTTACACTAGGAAATACTTTACTAAATATCCCGTCTTCTTCTTGTATAGCGTCCCTTACAGCTTTAGCAAAAGTACCTGATAATATCTCGTTATAACTACCTGTCATTATTCTATAACTAGCATTTTTTCCTAAACACCATTGAACGAATAGTGTTAGTGTTCTACTCTTTCCGTGTCTAGGTGGCATATTTATAACTATTACTTTCTTTTCACTATTTAAAAAGTCTTGTAATTGATTACAAAACTCTTTTAAGTAAGTCCTACTCTCCATATAGAAGTCAGGAGCTTTTAATTTACAATATTCCCAAAAGCTACGCCTAGCTAATTCATATCTAGCTTGTTGCTTTATATATTCCGGAATCATCACGAATCACCAGCTAATTTCCTCAATTCTTCTTCACTTAAATTAGCATACGGATTAATAATATTGTTATTAATTGTTGGTGCGTCATCTTTAAACATTCCTAAATACTTACCTAGCAACTCTAACGCTTTCATCTTATCATAAGTTTCTACAGCAAAACCTGATTGTGTTTTCTTATATCCAGCTATAACTTTTCTAGTTCTTTCATCTAACTCACTTGTTTCCCTAAATATAACATTATCTTCAAAATATTCTTTTTTAGTTCCGTCTTCCTCTTGTAGTAAGATTCTATTACGAACATTAGCTGATATTTGTGTTCTGTCAGTAAATGCTATAGCTGTTAATTCATCAACAATCATTTCAATACTAACTACAGCCTTTTCTTCGACCTTTTTTTGTAGCTCACTAATATACTCTTGAATGTTAGCATTTGTTAGCAATCTACTAGCATTGGCTCTAGCTGTTTCTTCTTTCTTACAGCTCTTATATACTTTTAAATAAGCCTGTGTACCATTCATACCTAACTTTAGATATTCTTGACAAAATAACTTTTGATTATTACTTAGTGAGGTCATTATCCATCACCTCCAATATTGTTTATATCAATACCTATAGAATCAATACATTTTAATTCTATAAATACTCCTAACATCTTTTCAAATTGCATAGCTACCCAATCAGTTAATACTTCATCTCTAGCCCAACTACAATTCTCAGCTAATCCGCTCTCGTGGATAAAAGCGTGTACTAATTCGTGTCTTAGAACTTTCTTCTTATACCATTCTAAATCTTCTACGCTACTTTCATCTCTTTCAAAATCAGCAACAACTATTCTTTTAATACTAAAATCAGTATATCCATCACAATTTTTTAATTTAGGATATTCTTCCGTGTTTGCGTCTTTTATTATTTCGTACTTTGTTCCTAACACGCTTACTTTCACTTTTATCACCTCGTCTTCTTTTAATGGCTTCTTCTCTTAATTCTTCTTCACACTTTTTATTTCTAGGACATAGCTTACACGATTCACTATATCTCATACACAACCCGATTGTATCCTTTTCTTGCATAAGCTACCTTTTATTTACTTTCTTATCTAGCCATTCTAAAAACTCATCTATATTATTGAGGATAAGTACGACAGCCAAAAAGACTATTTCTAAAAATAAAATTATTATACTTGCTATTATATCAATCATACTTATCACCCACTTTCATTCAAAACAAAAGGAGCTATCTTCTAGCTCCGCTCTTTTTTGTTGATAACATCAACGAATAAAAAGAATAAAAAGGACGAGCTGAGGTGGATTTGCACCACCGATATATATCTCATAAATATATATCCGCCTTTGTCAGCTCATATTTTGAGTAAGAAAGGACTCGAACCTTTAACCATTGTAGATTCTTATGTGTACACTCCAACACTTTACCGATTAAGCTACTTACTCATAATTTAAAACAAAATAAAAATAATTATGACATTCAATTCATTGTCTATCATAATTATTTCATTTTACTATATTATATCATTTATATTTCACAAGTAAAGACACGACATTTTCACGCTATTTTCACGCTTGTCAACTAATCTCCTAATTCATTCATAAAAGTGTTAGGAAATATATATACTTTCAACTTATTAATTAATCTCTTACGATGTTTGCTAATTGTTCCAACAGCCCAACCGAACTCATCTTCTATTTCACTATAAGTTTTTCTTTCTAAATAGATTGCTTCAATTATAGGATAATATTCATCTTCTTCAAACTTCTTTAATGCTTCTTTAACTAATCTAACTTGTGAATTAGTTTTAACTACTATTTGCTTTAATTCACTTATTCTAGTTGCTAAAGTTTCATCACCATAATTATAAGTATTATTTCCCTCGTGAATAACTAATGTACTTGATTTAGCCGGAGATGATGGAATCTCTTTTGCTTCATCTTCTAATTTATTTATTTCTTCTTTAATAAGTTTAATTGCTTCAGGTAATACATTTAAACTATATAATATCTTTTCAGTATTGTTATAAGCTGACTTAGGATTATTTAATAACTTTTTACTTTTTAATTCGTTTAAGACTTGCTTTACTATTTCATTTTTTTCTTCTTCGTTCACTAGCTCATTTCCCCTTTCTTCTCTTAGCGTTTTCTTTTATTTCATCTATTAGTTCTTCTAATTGTTTTTCACTTACTAATTTATTTACTATTAAGCTTTCTATACAACTACACATTAAGGTCATAATAGAAGCTGGGCTACCAAAAAACATTTGCTTACTTGCGTCCATATTTTGAAGTCTATATGCTAATACCACACCCTCATAAAATTTATTATAAATGCTTTCATTTAATCCGGTTTTAGATTCTACATCTAATTTAAACTTTTTAAAACAATCATCTTCTAATAATAATTGATTAGTTTTAGGTTTAGTTATTTTCATTTAAGCCTCCATCTAGCCATAATCCAATTCCTAAGATTAACATTTCAGCACAATCACCGGTATCAATATTTCTATTGATTTTCTTTTTCATTTCTTCAGCATTTATTCTATAAATTGAGTTATTACCTTTAGTCACCTCAAATCCCCATATATCTATACTTTCTCCACATTCACACTCTTTTCTATCAAATTCATATCCATAATAGAATCCATAGTCTTTAGTGTTTAATACAGCATAATCATTTTTTATACATACATCAAACATTTTTTTCCTCCTGTTTTCTTCCGCATAATTCACAAACAATTTCACAATTATCATCAGTAATTTTTAATGTTTTAGCTTTACAAAAATCACAATAAGTTGCTTCTTTACTATTTTTATATGTTCTTATGTATTTTCTTCTTTCTTCTCTATTATAACTTGGTATCATTGGCTTACCATTAAATACACCATACATACTATAATCTAAATTACCACCTATCACATTATCACTTCCTTTGTCCCAATTATCTATTTCTATATCAAAACCACATTCCTGTAATAATTTAGTCGAATATTTATATTGACTACCATAAAAAGTATGAGTAGATAAATAATGATAATTTTTACCATATTCAATCTCTACACTATCATCTATAGGTTTTATCCACCCGCAACACATATCCTCATCAACTTCTATTTTCAATTTATCAGTTGGAGGTACTTTTGCTAATTCTTCCCAATTTTTTATTAATTTTGCCATTTGTTCACCATATCTAATATTTCTCGATAAACTTTTAATCTTTTATTAGAGCTAAATAAGAATCCGCTTTCTTCAAATTCTATAGCACCTTTTAAATAATTAATTAAATTTTTTGTGTTAATTTCATATTTTTTATTTTCTTTTTGTAGTTGCATTAAGTAAGTTTTACAATTACCTCTACCATTTTGAATTATATAATGAGTATGTATAAGCATATTTAATTATTTTTTTAAAT